CAAACGCGGAAATCTTTGAGGATACATTGTCCAATCTAAAGGTGACCCTAGGGGCCCTGGCCAACCAGCTGTCCTCTAATCTCATTCCGGTGATTTCGGACATGATGGTCCGTTTCCAGGCGTGGGCTTTGACTAACACAGAAACTATTCAAAAATTTGCAGAGGGTTTTGCACAGAAACTACCTAAAATTTTGGAGCGCGTGACCAAAGCATTGGGGACTTTGGCAACATCCGCAGGACCGGTTATCGATACCATTCTCAAGATCATGGACGTGTTAGGACCAGCAAATGTAATTTTTGGGGGGCTTGCAGCCTTTATCGGTGGGCCTTTTGTCCTTGCCCTACTGGCCACTATTCCCGCTTTACTCTCGCTAGGGAGTGCTGTCTCTGCTACCCTGGCCGCCGTTGGAGGTATCTCTGGGCTCTTAGCTATCGTGGGCGGGGCTTTCACCGCCTTTGCCGGAGTGATTTCCGCCACGGTACTCCCCGCTATTTACAGTGTAGGCACGGCACTTTTAACCACTCCGGTAGGTTGGATTCTGGCCGCTATTGCCGCCATTGCCGGAGCAGTTTATCTTATCTGGAAAAACTGGGACACCGTCTCCGGGTGGATCATAGGCGCTTGGGATAAGGTTTCTGCCTTTCTCGGCACGTCGCTGGGGAAGATCATGGCCGTGTTCGTGTTTCCGTTTATCGGGATTCCTCTTTTGATCTTTAAGCACTGGGGGGTCATTAGTCAATGGTTCTCGGATCTATGGGGCCAAGTTTGTACGCTCTTTGACACCGGCGTGGGTCAGGCTGTGTCCATGCTGATCCCTTTCATCGGACTCCCGCTAAGTATCTACGAGTATTGGGGAGGCATAAAAGACTTTTTCAGCGGATTATGGGACGGAATCCAGGAAGGATTTTTCGCATTCATCGACGGATTCTTGGGCGCTTGGGATTGGCTCAATGAGGCTGTGGATCTAGCCATCAGGAAATTGGCGGACATGGTGAGCAGTACCCCCATTATAGGTGATGTACTCTCCAAGGGTGTGTCTTTTTTTGGGTCGGATGTCCAGCCAACAGGGGTGGAGGCCGCCAAGGCCCCCGCTCAGAATTACCGCGCGGCAAGTGAGATTCGAACATCGGTTACTCGGCAAGAGTCCAGCGTGGCCGTGAATTTCCAGAACCTCCCAGCGGGCGCCCGTGTGATGCAGCCCCAGGGTGATGCTCCGGTTTCAGTTTCCGCCGGTTTTGCTTTTGCTGGAGGTTTCTGATGGCCTATCTTGACACACTTCGCACCGTAAAAATACGGATAAACGGAAAAGAAGTAGATACAGTAGGGGGTTCCTTTCGCGGGATTTCTTTTTTTGTGGTCTCCCATCAGTTTGGCACTGGCCGCCGAATCGCTGTGCATGAATATCCCGGCATGGATGATCCTTTTAACGAGGATCTAGGTCGAGTAGCACGTTCCGTCACCCTGGAGGCCTATCTCATCGGTGATGACGTACAAACTCAAAAAGACAAGTTGATTACCGCTTGCGAGACCGAGGGAACGGGTAAACTGGTACACCCATACATGGGCACCAAGAACGCCAAGTGTGGAGCGCTTCAGATCTCGGAGAGTAACAAGGAGAAGCGTTGGGTAGGTCTAAGTCTCACCTTTGTCTTGGACTCTGACATCAAGGAGCAGTCACGCCAAACTGCGGACCGGAGATCTGCCACAAAAGCAAAAGCCGCAGCAGGATTAGCTGCGGTGAAGTCTTCTTTCTCCGAGTCTTTCTCCCTGGTAGGTGCTGCACGGTCAACCGTTGCCGCAGCAGTGACGATTACAGACAAAGCACTGGATCAGGTGGAGAATTTACGTGCCACCATGCGTCAAGTGTCAGAATTTGTGGAAGACATTAAGCAGATCCGAGCAAATGTGGAGCTTTTGCTTTTAACGCCTGGGGAGTTTGCTAATCGCATCCAAAGTTTACTCACCTCCGTGGTGGATGTGGCGAGTTTTGACACGGATGAGGAGGCCGCAGAATTCAACCGGGCTCAGCTCCAGGAAACCATGAGCATGTCCCGTATCGGGGCCGATACTTCAACGGTTCCCAATCAAACTGCGGTGGAACGTCGCAAGCAAGCGAGAAATCAGGCTGCACTCCTGGCACTTTTTCAGCAGTCTGCCACCTTTGACACTGCAAATAAATTATTAGATGCTAAGATCTCCTCTGTACAAGACGCCGGAACGCTTCAAGTGGAGTTGGCAGAGATTTATGACTCAATCCTTGATACCGCAGATAATCCAGATATTTATCAGGCTATCCAGGACACACAAGCCTCGGCGCTAGAATATCTTCGGGAAACTTCAGCGAACCTTGCCGTGGTTCTCACCCTGATCCCTGCCAGAACCGTCCCATCTCTGGTCTTGTCCTTTGAGCTATATGGGACTTTCCAGCGCTTCCAGGACATCGTGGACCGGAATTCGATACCCCATCCTGGATTTTTGATAGGTGGTCGAGCCCTAGAGGTACTGTCCAAATGAGCGAGATTACCCTAACGGTGGACGGGAAGAACTTGACAGGATGGGAAGATGTCCAGATCATCAAAGCTATGGATAGATTATGTGGTGAGTTTTCCGTCACTCAGTCTGCTGTCAATAGGGGTGGAGTGGTCAATCCTCTTCCGATTTTTCCGGGGGACAAGGTACAGGTAAGTTTGTACGAATCTCCATTTATGACCGGGTGGGTGGATGACATCAATCCCAAAGTAGACGGCCGTTCCCACTCCATCGGAGTTTCCGGGCGCGAGCTCACCTGTGACCTGGTGGACTGTGGCCTCACCGACACCACGGGGCAATGGAAAAATGTGGACCTCAAGCAACTGGTCACCCAGTTGGTCGCGCCCTTTGGCCTCAAGGTTGAAGTTACTTCAGCGGATTTTGGGGAACCATTTTCCAAGTTTTCAGCAGAGCCTGGGGATTCTGTTTTTCAAACGCTGACCAAAGCTTGTGCCCTGCGGGGAGTCCTCCCTGTGACCACAGGGTCTGGGAATATTTCTCTCATCCAGTCCGGGAATGGGCGCGCTTTTGACCGCTTGGTTTATGGGGTGAATATAAAGTCCGCTTCCGGAAAATTCAGCAACAAAGACCGCTTCTCTTTGTATGTTGTACGTGGTCAGGATGGGTTCCCAAGTTCGGGAACCGCTTCTGCAAACCAAACTATAGGGGTGGAGGCTCGTGCCAAAGACCCCAATGTCACTCGGTTTCGTCCAACTGTGATAGTGGCCGGGAGTAGCCTAGACCAGAAAACAGCCCAGCGTCGAGCATCGTGGGAAGCCCAGACACGGGCGGCCAAAGCCGGTGGGTTGGAGGTGGTAGTCCATGGATGGACTCAGTCAAATGGAGCGTTGTGGGAATGTGCGCGCTTGGTGTCAGTTGAGATCCCGTACCTGTTAGGAGAGGGCGCTCAAGAGTTACTTATCACGACTGTAAAATACTCCTATGGTGCTGGTGGCACCACGTCCACACTGAGTCTGGCTCGTCCAGATGCCTTTGAGCCCATCCCGGTGACCACTAAAACGGTAAAGGCCAAGGCTGACCCCTGGGCCAATATCCGTCGATCTGTGAGGGGGTCTTAATGCTTTCGCTTTCAGATTTAAATCGACTCTTGGAGCCTGTACGTAATCGCATACGGCTCATGATAGCGCGGTCATTGATCACCGCCACACAGGATAGCGAGGGCGGAATCCGGCTAGAGCTCAATCTCTTGGCCGGGGAGGTACGTGATGATATTGAGTTGGTGCAACATTATGGTGTTTCCAGCCGTCCCAAGAAGGATTCTCAGGCTGTGATTTTATTTCTTGGTGGCTCTCGCGACTCGGGCGTAGCTATTGCTACTAAAGGCATGGGGCCAGAAATGAGAATAGAACTAAAAGAGGGAGAGGTGGCACTCCATACAGACGAGGGAGACTTTATACACCTAAAAAACGGTCGGGTTATGGAGCTTTCCACAGAAACTCTGAAATTAACCGCCACTAAGGAAATTTTGATAGATTCCCCCCAGACTACGAGTACCGGGGAGGTGGCGGATTTCAAGGGGACTTTAGATCGTCTCCGGCAGAATTACAACACGGCTACCTATATTGGCAATTTGGGAGCACCTACTAGCACTACATCTAAACCGGACCAGGGGTAGCCATGCCCCTGAATTCCTCCTCCGCTGGGCAATCTTTCCAGGATGAAATCCAGGCCCAAATAGACCGGGGCACCCCACTCTCCAATGCGGACATGGCCAAGAAACTGGCCCAGGTTTATCTGGAATATTCAAAGGGCGCCACCGTGCCGGGCGCCGATATGAGCGCGGGCGGAGATGTCTCTATTCTGGAGGATGCCTTCCTGGTGTCCGATCCCGCGTCCCAGGTGGCGAAACTGGCCGCCGGAATTTGTAACTACTGGACCACTTTTGCCACGCCGGGAGCCCCTGCGCATGGGGGGACTGCCGTGGTATCCGTCACCGTGGCCGGGGCTACTATGATTCCTGCGATGGCGGCCGCAATCCAGTCCTTGGTCACTGACCAAGAGGTTTCGAGCCCCTTTGTCAAGTTTTTTCAGATTACTGAGACCGTGGTAAAGACCATCCCTGTCACTGTAGTGGAGCTCATTCCGGGAGCCCCACCGACCCCCACACCTTTCCCCGAGGCAATCCAATAGGTATCTTTGTAATATGTCCGATTTACACTTAAAACGCACGGAACAGTGGGACTTTGACCTGGAGTTTGACGGTCAGGATTTAGTCCTGGCCAACGATATGGAGACTGCCATCATCATTTCACTGTTTACCTGGGCGCGCCGTGCCTCTGAAGACCTCGACCCCACCCCTGGAGGGGATCAGATGGGTTGGTGGGCGGATGAGACACTAGAGCCATCCGGGGATTTCCTGGGAGGAAAGATCTGGCTTTCTCAGCGCTCAAAAATCACCCCAGACCTAGTCCTCCAGCTCGACCAGTGGGGGTCTGATGCTTTGGACTGGATGATACAGGATGGCTTGGCGGACTCAGTAGATCTGACTGTGGAGCGATCTGCCACGGAATCCGACCGCGTGGATATCCAAGTCCAAGCAAAAAAGGGTGGTCAGATCCCGGCGAATTATCGGTATGAGTTAAATTGGGAGGCTCAGACCTCCCGGAGGAGCTGACAAATGGCTTGGACTAAGCCCACACTTTCCGAGCTCATCTCCCGTGTGGAGAGTGATCTAAGCACACGATTTTTCGGTACAGCGGCAACTCTCCGTCGATCCGTTCTCAAAGTCCTGGCCCGCGTGTGGGCAGGTGTAGTTTATCTGCTACATCTTTATTTGTCTTGGATCTACGATCAAGCTTTTGCACACCTGGCCGATGATGATCAGCTAGACCGCCACGGCCAGGAAATCGGGGTATTTCGCAAACCCGCCACTTTTGCCAATGGCCTGGTAACCTTCGCGGGGACTACAGGCACTGTGATTCCCCAGGGAACTCTCCTCCAGACCGTGGTAGGCCGTGTAGAGTACCAGACAACCCAGGATGTGGCACTGGTCTCTGGTATCGCCACTGTTAGTGTGACGGCCATTGTGGCCGGAAGCGCTGGGAACCAAGAGAGCGGCGTTTCCCTGGAGTTGGTCAGCCCCATTGTAGGCGTGGACACTGTCACTACCTCCGATGTCATTTCCGAGGGCGCGGAGATTGAGGACGATGAGAGTTACCGCGAGCGTATTTTGTACAAAAAACGAAATCCACCCCAAGGAGGAGCAGATGCGGACTATGTACTCTGGGCCACCAGCGTGTCTCCCGTAACTGATTGCTGGGTTTATCCGCAATACCCCGAGGCTAACTCTGTAACCTTACGAGTGGCCAATTATAATGCCTCTCCGCCTATCCTCTCTCCTTCGGAGGTCCAGGACGTGGTGGATTATGTAACCGATCGATCTCGAAAGCCCGTCACTGCGGATGTACGGGTAGCTAGCGTACAAATGTCCCCCATTGTAGTGCGTGCCCAAATCCGCCCATATAGTACCGCCACCATGGCGGCGGCAGACACAGAGCTACGAGATCTTTTTAGCGCACGTGGAAAAGACACGGGCGAGCCTGGCACACCAGGCACTACCCTTGCGCGCTCGCAAGTGCAAAACGCTATCTCTAGTGCCACCGGGGTGACCGGGGCAGTAATCACCGAGATACTCCAGGACGGCGTGGCGGTAACTGACATTGCCCTCACCCTTAACTTTGTGGCCAACCTTTCTGGCTCCTCCTATACGGAGCTAGCATGACCTCTCCCTTGGTGCAAGCGGTCTACCCGCGCAAGACTTCTCGCGGATGGCGCGTTACCCTGGTAGGTTGGAATTTGGACGTAGTCCTAGCCATTCGCCTGGGCGGCTTGGACTTACTGGAGCCCACCCAGCAAACGGCGCGAGAGCTAGTGGTGACTGTACCCACCACGGCTACAGCTGGGTCTTATGCTCTGAGTCTCACCGGAGCCTTTGGGGAGTTCGCGGTCTCCTCCATTTCTGTGGTAGAGCTGGTGGACTTGACTCCACCGTGTCCGCGC